GGTTCACATCCTTAGCTTTCAACAACTGTTCAAACTCCTGATTGCGACCAACAGCCGCATTCACACCATTAACAATCCAATTAAACAATCCCATAATTACAACATTAAAAATTAACCACCTAAAGCACTTAAAATATATTCTTCATCTTCATCTGATAATTCCGCATAATCATCATCCAGAAGATAATTGATTGCATAAACCAGAATATCTACATACTCATCATGTGTCTTTGCCGGAAACTGGCTCACCTCATCTATAAACTCTTCGTTCCAATCACCTTCCACCAATATCACCCGGCCGCACTCTATTTTAGGCGAGACACCGTGTAGTCGCACTTCCTTGCTGTCCGTTGGTGCTGGTGTTCTGGTTACATTCAGTTTAGTGTACTTCTTTACTGCCTGAATGACAGTTATACCATTTGCCTTCGGTTCTATTCTGATCGTGCTCCGGCTATCATATCCATGTGCCCGCACATAATCTGGAATGAACCTCATTAATTCAGGAAACTCCTTCCAGACCTTTTGCGCATGGAACAAGTACAAACAGTTCTGTATCCGACATGCAGCAAGTATTCCGGACGGGTCATTGTCCGTTTTCTGTTTTTTCTCATCATAGGCAGTATCGAGAAAGAAGTGAATCGGAGCGCCGCCACGAACAGCAAGGAACTGCGATAATGGAATATGCCCGAACCAACTTGCTTTGACGATATTACCACCTTCAACCGAAGGAGCCTGTTCATACTGTCCGGCATACCCACGGCTACCGAGGTCAATCTTTGCTTCATCTATCACCTCCCTGTCAATACGTACAGGGTCCAGAAGGCCGTCAATGTAACGTTCTTTCAGCTCCGGAGGATTCACCCTCTCCGACACTTCTGCTGGTAGGCATATATGCCTAATCTTATCCTTTTTCTTTTTCAGCAGATACCCCGTCACATCATCATCATGCAATCTTTGCATAATAGTTACCATCGGAGTATTCTTTTTGTCAACCTTACGGGACGAAAGCGTTTTAGTATGGTCATTCGCTTGTAATCTCATTGCAGGAGACTCCGCCTGTTTGGGATTTACAGGGTCGTCGTTGATAATCACATGCGCGTGCTTTCCGGTAATTGTACCACCTGTCGAAGTAGAATATCTGGCGCCCCCCTTTATGTTCTCATAACTACCTTTACCGGACTTATCGTGTCTTATCACCACTTCCGGAAACAAAGTACGATACAAGTCAGAAGTGATGATGTCCTTCGACTTCGAAGCGTGTTCTAACGACAAGTCGCCCGAATAGGAGTTTGAAATAATCCTCAACCGTGCATCCTGCGTCCAAAGCCATGCATGCCACATAATTGTGACAATAGTTGATTTGGTAGAACCAGGAGGAATATTGATAATTATGTCATAGGGCTTCTTCTCTCTGCGTACGATATAGCCAGATAGCTCTTGAAGTTCTTCACACAGATACGGAATATGCCAATTAAAAACCGGAGTTTCCGGTATAATAACCGCCCAAAACGTTTTCACGAAGTAGAAAAATGATTTCCTACATTCATCCGCCTGGACGGCTCTTGCCATGCTCAATATATCTACCTGTCCTAAACTCACTCTTTTGCTGCTTTATCCTGCTTTTCCGCAATACCCAACAATACTTTTCTTTCTTCCTCCGATAACTTCGACACATCAAAGTCTTTGCCTGTTACCTGTACCCCCACTCCATCAGGGGCGACAATCTCTTTACGTTCTGTATATCCTCTACTTTTGCCTTTGGTTTTCAGATAGAATATGATAGCCGTAATATCTCCCTTCTGTATTTTTTTCAGAAGGGAGGCCTCGGCAATATCGATCTGCAATTCATTGATAGCATCGGCACGTTCTTTAAATTCCGCATCCTCACGATACCAACGATAGAACGTCTGCCGTGAGAGTCCAACCTTCTCACAGGCAAACGTAACAATACCGCTACATTCCTTCAATGAATCGAGCAACTTTTCTTTATCTTTCTGAATGTCCTCTTCGGCCTTAGGCATTTTATATTCCTCCTCCCCTCTCTCTATAGATAGCCCCTAAAATAGCACGATAGGAACGTTTCTTCGGATCCCCCGCTATCAATAACTGATAAGACAACTGACACGTTTTTGAAGATTCCCTACCGGACATTTTAACATAAAGATGTTTAGCCAATTTATAACCAGGATATAAGTCTGGATGTAAAGCGGCCTTTTTCATTGTATCTCGGAATATGACCCGATAATCCTTTTCCTTATCTTGCTCAAACTTCCGGTCTTGCTTAGAACTCCGGAACATATCAGTATCCCAATAAAGCATAACAAGGTCTGCATTTGGTTCTCTACGAATCACCCGCTCATACAAATCCGGGTAGAACTCCATAACCTTGGGTAATGACTTGATTGTATCAATGCTAAAAAACTGACTAATACGAAGTTTATTCAACGGTACACCTGTCTTATACAGGTAGATATAGGTCATAGGAATAGTAAGGTTATTCAATTTGATATACAGCCAAACATCATTATCACGCCAATCGTATATGGGATAAAGAAATGTAGAAATCCTGATTGATGCTATGGACTGTCGGCGTTGAATAGATTCTGCCATTCTTAGACCTATCATTTGAGGAACACTTTTAAAAATCTTCGCCCCAAATTCCTGATATGACATCCCCATACGAAACATCGAGTGATTGCGAATAGCAAACTTAGGCATAGGTCTCACCCACACGCTTTCTTTGCCAGGCTCCCAACAGATAAAGCTTTCATCATTCGCTAATCTATTGCAACAATTATAATGCCGTATAGGCAAACAGAACCAATAAAACTTTGCCCCCAAGGACATGAAACGTGAGCGCCATTCAAGTGCAATCTGCTCAACATCTGGATAAATGGCTTCCTCGTCAAAGAACACAACGATAATGCGACTAAACGGAATTGTATATTTCTGCATTGTCTTTATCAGCATATCGCACATACATATAGAATCTTTGCCGCCAGAGAAACTGACGGCAACTTTTTGATTCTTATTGAATGCTTCGAGAATCCTACGCTCGGTAGCATCAACAACGTTAATATCTAAATCCTTTACGTACATCTGCGAATGATTTGGGCTTTACTAAATCTTTGCGTACCACGTTGGGTAATGAGCTTTAGAAACTCTTCCCTGTCAATCTTTGATAACCGGAAAATTTCTTCTTTACTCATTCCTATTTCCTTTGAGATTTCATCTACACTTTTGCCTTTTTCCAACAGAGCTTTCACAATGTTCTCCATCGGCTCAAGTAGATGTGTGCCACGGGCACGGTTAAAAGTAACCGTACCGTACATATCTTGACTCTCGTCTTTATGTGCCACTACCACAATAGGAATCTTATTGCCGAGCATTGTCTTTAACGGTTCCCTGCCGGACACAAGCCAACGGTGAAACCCGTCAATGATCGTAAAGTCCGGACGCACTACGATGGGAAAACAGAAACCATTAGTCAGGATACTTTGCATAAGGAGATTAAGATTCTTTTCCAGAACCTTGTTGGGGTTATAGTCATTCGGCTTCACCTTATCTCGGTCTACAAACTGAATTTCCCGAAGAGGTTTGAATAAATCTACATTCTTATCCATAGCTCTATGATTAAATTGTTATTTCCTTGCCACAATGCGGACACACCATTGTACGGGCTGTCTGCATACCGGCTTCAATTTCATCAACTTCCTGAATGTCGGCAACCTTCTTCTCTGGTGTAAACTGCTCCTCCTTCTTTACAGGTTCTGCAAAATTCACTCCCATATTGTCAGTGCTAACTTCGTTGATGATCGCATCCAGATATTCCGGAGTAAAGCCAATAATATCAACATCTCCGATTTCTTTAATAATCTTCTCCACATCCCCAAAATTCACATGAGACATTGTCTGAATCTTATTGTCTTCCAGAACGAGTTTCTTCTTTTCTTTGTCAGTCAAACCATACATGACCGTAATAGAAGCCTCTTTCTCTCCACGATATTCCAAAGCCTTTTTCTTGCCATGTCCGCAAAGAACCATCATGTTTTCATCAACGATAATCGGATAATACTGTCCGTATCGTTCCATACTTTCGGCAATAGCCTTCACTTGTTCCTCCGGATGCACATTTGGATTACCCGGAAATTCCTTTAACTCTGACAGGAGTACTTTCTTTGTTTCTAACTTCCTTTTCATTCCTACACAAAATTTATTGATTAAACTTTCCCCTGCAAGAACTGTCTCGCAGAAGGTATATAGTTAGCAGCTTCCTCTACCAAGCTACTATCTATTTCGTAAACTTCCCTAAAGCCATTTTCCACGCTTCCGCACCACTGGCGAGAAGCCCAACAATGTGTACCAACACGAAAGCCGCGGGGCCATGTGTAAATTGGTGGTAATGGAAGATGGTAATAGTGGATGATTGCAAGAATTTCCTCATGCTTAGTATCAGCAATAGGAGAAAAACGGGTGACACCCTTTGCATTGGTGTATATTCCGCCTGGTCCTACATAGTTCCCGTCTTGTATTCTTCGACCAAGGCAAAGAACATCTACCTTGTGTTTCTTCACATAGATATCCTGCGCTCGATGTTGAACTATGCTAAACCACTTTGCAGCCAAAGAAGAATCATTCGGGAAAAGCATTTCGGGATGTGCCGCCAACCATTTAAGGTCCTGCCCCGTATTGATTACTTCTAATCCTGCCGGATGGTTGTTTTCTATCCATTGCAGGAAAGCCGGATATTCCAGATTGCAGCGTCCGAGTAAACAGTCATGTACTCCGGCCTGCTCCATAATGAAACCAAGAGCAATGCTATCTTTTCCACCACTCCAAGCATAAGCAACTTGTTTGCCGTAGATGTGTGGCTTCACCTGCTCAACCAGACGGTCAATCAGATTGTCAGTTTCCTGCTTCAACACATATTGCTCGATGTTGGAGAATACACGAAGCCAGTCTGTGTGTGATGATGTTTGCTTTTTGCCTAGAACTGTTTTCATAGTTCATTGAATTGTAGTGCTACACTCGTAATGAAAGCTTTTGCACCTTCATCGTATTTCAGTTGCAGCCAATTATACTTTGTTACCTTAAACCGGATGTTTGCCACGAATCCCGGCAGCGCACGCATGGAATATCCGGCATTGAAAACGAATCGTCCATAATCCAGACCTCCAAGCACCTGCAGACGGTCACCGTCCATGAACTTCCGGCCATTATACAGATTATCCCAGGTCGCATCAATCATGAATCCAGCAGGGAGTTTTATAGTACCGGACAATGTTTCAGTGAACATCTTTGCTTTCATATTGTACGTCGAACGTGCAAGCAAAAAGAATCGTTGCTGATAGTTCACATTCAGCCATGTAGCCAAAGTAACTGCTTCGGTATTCATGTTGTATTGAAGGACCGGAGTAACAGAAAGCCACTTGGCAACGTCTGTCCGATAGCCGACAAAAGGAGCGACGGTAGAACCGTTACCCTCCAAAGATGTAGTTACCGGCATAAATACTCGAAACTTAGTCGGTTGAGTAATACCGTCGTAAACTTGTGCTTTAGCAGCCAATGATACTGCAACCAATACGAGCATGATAAACAGCTTTCTCATTTTCTATGTGATTTTTTTCTATTCAATGACTTCTTCCCCTGTAACTGTTTGTATTGAGAAACTGATTTTCTTATATCCCTTGCTGTTCCCCTTGCAGATTCGGTCAATGCTCTAAATGTACGAATGTGAGCTTCCATCTTTTCTGCACAAGCTAAGTATTCACCATGTACCGCTTTTATCTCTGCAATACGTTTATCCATATCGGTTCGGTCTATCTTTATAGCCACTTCCATTGAACCACGCTGCAAAGGTTTACGACGAACTGCCATAATCCCTGATGCCAGGATGGTGAAAAGAGAACCGAATACGATCATCAGAATGTTACCAGTGAAGTTCCCATAAGCGAATATTGGTAAACCTACAATCATGCTCGTTAGGATGCCGTAAAACAGCCCTCTTTCGCTCATTCTTATGCCGAGAATAGCAAACACAGTCGGAAGCATTACAGACGAACGTAGCGTCCCGTACAATAAAAAGAGATATAGAATAGTTAGACCTGGAATATTTGCTATCAGAATAGCGGAGACGGTGACAACGATCATAGCAAACCGAGCTGCCCGCACTTCATTCGCGAAAAGAATAAAGAGAAAAATATTCTTCTGAATCCGTTCATGCCATTTCTCGTTCATAGCTAACCGCTTCACTACATCATGCCCGGCAACTGAACTCACTGCACAAATAATGCTATCAACCGTTGATATCAGTCCGGAAAGTATAAGCACAAAGAACAGGTATAAAAACCATTTAGGGCAGAAGGCCATTACAGCCCCTACATTTGTCAGCTGTGTGTCGGATATAGCCAAACCTGTTCCGGCTGCAAAAAAGCCAAATAC